AGAAGATTACTTGACTACTACTTCTTACAAAATGGAAGTTCTAGGAATAGCCACAGGTAATGCTTCTGAGATTATTGGAGAAGGTTTTGTTGATGCCCTAGCTCGCGTTGGTGGCGGTACAGAAGCTAGTGATGCAGCCATAGCCATTGAGACTTTAGCAAAGGGATTTAATCTTTTAACGCTAGGTACAGGCACAGCAATAGGCGGATTGACCAGCGTATTAAGAAACCTAAAGAATCTACCTAAGAACATCTTTGAAGGCTTTGTTGGCAAACAAACTGGTCTTAATTTTACAGCTCCAAAAAAGACTCCATCTACAGAAAGCCTAAGCGAAAAAAAGCAAAAGGAAGCTTTAGCCGCGTTAGAAAAAGCAGCAATTAAACGCCAAAAAGAATTGAATGCTTTAAAGAATAAGCAATTAGATACACAAAAGAAACTAGCTGCTGACAAATTAAAGCAAGCCGCTTTAGATAAAGCCGCACTAGTTCTTGCTCAGGGCAAAAAGGTTTTTGATGAAGAAGGCATCCAGTTAGCCGCTGCCTCTCAAAGCAAATTGACAGAAGAAGAACGAGTTAGAATTGCCTTAAAGAAAGACATCTATGATCTAGAAGCAGCAATCAATGAAGAGAACATAACCGCTGCCGCTCGCCTATCTAGCAGCATGGTTGCCAACGCTCAAAAGTTATCAGCACTGCGCGGTGATATGGTTAATTTAGGAACTGTACCAAATCCATTTACGGAGTGGTTAGCAACACTTCAGCAGATGGCAGCTGAATTCGCTAAACTTGCCAATATTGCACCAATAGTGCCACCGACATCAATGGGTCGATATACTGCTGCTGATGTTAATACAGAATCTATTGCTGCTGCTTCTCTAGCGCAAGGATTAAATGCAGGAGTTGCATTGCCTCAAGCTCTCTCTGGTGCTCGTTATGCCGCACAGGGCGCAGCCAATTACATTGTCAGCGTAAATGTTGGCGGCTCAGTAACAACAGAACGTGACTTAGTATCTGCTATAACTCAAGGCATTTACAATAATCAATCTTCTGGAATCCCAATTACCTTCTCAACGAATTACAAATAATGGCACTACCAGCAATCCCTATCGTTAAGATTAACCTCACTGGCGGAGCTTCATTTGGTGAGGCTTTTGTATTGGGATCTTCTCGTTTAGGTTTTGCTGAACTTGCTTCTGGCTCGACAGTCATTGTAGATGTTTCTAATCAAGTATCTAAGATTGATACTCGTAAAGAGCGCAACTTATTCCAAGATCAATATTTATCAGGCACAGCCACAGTTCGCATTATTGACGAAACAGGCGCGTGGAATCCACAGAATGTTTCAAGCCCTTACTACCCCAACCTAGTACCTTTACGCTCTATTCAGATTTCAGCTGATTATGGCGGCACAAATTATGGAATCTTCAAAGGCTACATTACTGAATATCTTTACACATATCCACGCGATCAAGAAATTGGATATGTTGATTTAATCTGTTCAGATGGATTTAAGTTGCTATTCAACTCCAATGTCACAACTGTAACAGGACAGGCAGCAGGACAAGACACAGGCACACGCATTGACAAGATTCTCAATACAGTGGGCTGGCCTTTAAGCCAGAGATCAATTCAGACAGGTAACACAACCTGTGTAGCTGATCCTGCAACAGTGCGCACAGGCCTTGCTGCTATTCAAACAGCCGAGTTCACAGAACAGGGTGCTTTCTATGTGGATAAATCTGGCAATGCCGTGTTCAAGAATCGTCAATTTGTTTATGATGCTCAAGCTGCATCACCTACTAAATTTTCCAACGCTACAGGATCTTCAGACATTAATTACGCTGGAATCACCTTTGCTCACGATGATAAAACTATTGTGAACTCAGCTAGCGTAACTCGAATTGGCGGAGCAGTCCAGAGTTATACAGATGCCACATCTGTTACCCAATACTTCTTGCACTCTATAACAGCCACAGACATGTTGATGCAATCAGACGCAAATGCACTTGCTCTAGCAACCGCCTATGTAACCAGCCGTAAAGACACCACAATCCGCATCGATTCCATTACCCTTGACTTAGTAACCCTTGCGTATGGAGCTGGCATAGTTGCAGCTTTAGATCTTGATTACTTTGACACAATGGAAATCACAAATGTGAATGTGTCAGGCACTACGATTGTCAAGAAGCTCCAATGTCAGGGCATAGCCCACAACATCACCCCTAATACATGGAGCACCACAATCGCTACACAGGAGCCTTTACTCGATGTTATGTACTAGAATTGACCCTATGAAAGAGGTGTGCTAATGGCTGTTGGATTCCCGACAAAGACTACTTACGCGAACGGAGATGTGTTTTCCGCTTCGGACATAAATGACACTAACGGCACAATCAACCTATTGCAGACCAGCACATTGTCTAGCCAAGCAGGTAAGAATGGCTGGATCAATGGTGGCATGGATATTTGGCAACGCGGCACTACTAGCGCATCCATTACAACTTCACAGATATACACAGCAGATAGATGGGTCGCTGTAACAGGTGCATCTACTGCAACAGTGGTCAGCCGTCAAACAACAAGCGACACCACGAATCTTCCAACTATTCAATACTGCGCAAGAATCCAGCGGACAGCAGGACAAACAGGAACAGCATTAGTTCAATTTGCTCAATCAATGGAGTCTGTGAATTCAGTAAGATTTGCAGGACAATCTGTAACATTGTCATTCTATGCTCGCAGAGGCGCAAATTATTCTTCTGCATCTAACGCACTCAATGTTTTGATGCTTACTGGCACAGGAACAGACCAACAAGTATTGGTGGGTTATACAGGTTCAGTTAGCGCAATTAACTCTTTTGCCACACTCACAACAACTTGGCAGCGCTTTACTTTTACTGCAACATTAGCGACAAACACAAATGAGATTGGCGTAGACTTTTATTACACTCCAGTTGGAACTGCTGGAGCAAATGATTTCTTTGAAATAACTGGCGTACAATTAGAACTGGGTTCTTATGCCACAACTTTTAGCCGTGCAGGTGGAACTATTCAAGGTGAATTGGCTGCTTGCCAAAGGTATTACTACAGGCAAGGCGGAGACAATGCTTATCAGGGTTTTGGTATTGGACCAGCATCGGGAACGACAAACATCTCAGGTTTGATTATTTTTCCTGTTTCAATGCGAGTCGCTCCAACTGCCATAGATTTTTCTACTTTGGGAGCATATACAAGTGGTTCAGTCATTAGCATAACAAATGCAACAATAGATGCTGGTGCTAAGAACTCTTGCAGAACAAACTTAACTGTATCCGGTGCAACAACCGACAGAACTTACGGAATAATTGCTAATAATTCAACATCAGCCTTTATTGGCTTTAGTGCGGAGTTGTAAAATGGATAATGTATCTTTTATTAAAGTTGCAGGTATTGGCGGCGTAGAAGTAGAACACGCCATAATTGACAGAGGCAATGGGGAATATACTTCAATGCTCAAATCAACCTATGATGAAATGATTGCAAAGCAAAATGAAGCCACTACTCTGTAAAGCAGGGCAACAACTTCGTGAGCAGATTGATGATTCCTTTCCTGACCGCGACAGAAAATCTGATGGTTGGATAGGCGATGCCAAACACTCCAATCGTAAGAGTGACCACAATCCCGATCCGTCTAACGGAATCGTCAGGGCTATTGATGTGGATAAGGACTTCGACTCACGCCCCAGCACAGGTGCTTATCTTGCCGACCAGATACGCTTATGTGCCAAAGCAGGAGATAAGCGAATCTCATATGTCATATTCGCAGGAAAGATTGCCAGTTCTAAAAGAGCTTGGCGTTGGCGTTCTTACGATGGGGTTAATAAGCACGATCACCATATCCATATTTCATTTACTAAAGAAGGCGACCAAAACGGTAGCTGGTTTGATATACCGATGCTAGGAGCAGATAGATGAAAGACTTCAAGACAGCAGCAGGCTCATGGGCAAGAGCATTCTTAGTAGCAGTTCTAACCCTTGCAGCAGCTGGTGTTACAGAGCCAAAGGCGTTAATTGCTGCTGGACTTTCATCATGCTTGCCACCAATCATTCGTTGGTTAAATCCTAACGATTCAAGCTACGGCATCAAAGCATAATGAGCGCCCTTAACTGGGCGGCTCTAGCAGTTGCAGTTATCTCTATCGTCACAGCCTTTGCAGGATCAATCCGCT